GAAACGCAGGAAAGTTTAGTTTGGTTTTAGTATCAGCAAGTGTTTTTGGAGTTTTCTTTCTGCCCGGCTCTTCGGGGATGTGATCAAAAGTCATAACTCTAAAAATGAGTTCGTCTTTTTTCATCTTTTTTGGATCATGTTCGCATTCAGCTAACTTTATTTTCTCGCCAGCTGCTTTTCTTTCGTCGAACATTCTTGTTTGTAATCGCTTTGCTTTGTTTCTTTTTGCTTCGGCGATTGTGTTTCTGTTAATTTTAGCAAGGCCTTGTTCTAGTGTGCCGTGCGGTCCTTGTAAAGGAATGATTAGATCGAATTGATTATATGAATCTTCTACGTAGCTACAGAAACTAGCTTTAGATTTGTGTATCTCTGATAAGATATCTTTATTATTTAGGTAGTTATGTTTTCTCATTTGTTGTTAATCCTAAGTAGAATTTTATTAAAATTCTATATGTTCTTATAATATAATATACGTGTGTTTTTGTCAACTAAATAAGTTATCAAAGAGGACAAAAAAATGGCTCTAGAGTTTATCGAAAATCCATCGGCAGAGCCACAGAGTAGGTCGGCGCAAGGTGCCAAGTCTACGCCTGAAAGTATTGCTGGTAGTTCTATTATTTATGGCGATAATAATGCTCAGAATTATAACGATACAGTAGCTGACGAAATTTATGATACAACAAATTATGTTAGTAATTTAAGAAAGCGTAATTTACCAGCAGGTGCTAATCCTACGCCACTTCCGTTTGTTACAGCACGATGGAAAGCATCCGGCGCACCAGATTGGCGTGTAAAATTAAGTATACCATCTAGCATTAGCTTTGGTCCTTTACACGGAAGCTTAGCACGCACCGGCGGCATGATGTTTCCGTATACTCCAAACATTACTTTCGGCACAGGCGCTGACTATTCAGAAATGACTCCGACACATGCGCTATATCCTTACGTTGTGTACCAAAACTCGAGAGTTACTGACATTAGTATTTCAGGTACATTTACTTGTCAAAATCAAGAAGAAGCTACATATATTATTGCTGCGCAACACTACTTTAGTACAATGACTAAAAGTGCGTATGCCGGTAGTGCTAATCAAGGTTCGCCACCACCGATTGTATTCCTAAACGGATACGGGCAATATATGTTCCAAAATGTTCCAGTAGTAGTTTCTAGCTGGAGTATGAACTTACCAGCTGATCCTGACTACATTCAAGCAGCAACAGGCACATATGCGCCAACTAAGTGTGAAATATCTTGTACACTTAAAGTAGCATACAGCAGAAGCAAGACACAGACGTTTAGTCTACAAAGCTTTGCTGCTGGTAAAGGCGGAGGATTCATGTAATGAGTATTCTTGGATTTGATAAAATCAATTATCACAAAGCTAGTCCGTATTTCAAGACTGAAATTAAAAATGGTTTGTACTTAGACTATTTGACAATACGTCCAGTGCCAGCTCGTTCTAATGATGTGCTTTACACAATTGAACCTCAGTACACACATCGTCCTGATTTGTTAGCATTTGACCTATACCAAACACCTGATCTATGGTGGGTATTTGCTCAGCGTAACTTAGATACAATTAGAGATCCAATTTATGATTTTGAAGCAGGTGTAGAAATATACTTGCCGCAGTCTGAATTACTAAGAGAGACACTCGGAGTTAATTAATGGGAGTAATTAGAACCGACGCAAGTAGAAGTGAAGGCGGTGAAAGTTCACCACAGGCTACAGCTGGCGACAGCTGGAGAACGTGGACACACGAAACACCTGATGACTTTTTCTACCTAAGACAAAATAGAGAGTTCCAAGGCGCAGGCGGGAACACTTTACCATCGTCTGGCGGCGGAGCAGCAGCAAGCGGCGGTCCTAAAGAAAATCCTTTACACAAATTTGCCACTTACAGTTGGATGTGGTCTCTATCAGTTTTAAGTAAACCAGAAACAAACTTTCCTGATCCTTTAATAGGAAAATTTAGAACTGGTATTACAGTTGCTGAAGACATGGGTAAGTCAGATTACCACTTTGACAATGTAAATGTTAAAAGTATTATTTCGGCAACTAGAGTTATACGTGGTGCTCATTCTTTAACATTTGCGTTTGACATTGTTGAACCATATAGCATGGGTAACTTTCTTAAAGATCTAGACAAAGCATCAAGAGCACAAGGCTTTAGAAACTATGCCGACGCTGGTATGATGCTGTCTGTAAAGTTTGACGGCTACACCGACAGTGGTAGTCCTAGCACGGTTGGTCCTTACAACTTCACAGTTAAATTAGTTCAAGCTAAATTTACAGTTACAGAAGCAGGCACAGTATACAAGTGTTTAGCAGTAGCGTGGAACGATCAAGCGTGGAACGACGAAGTAGCAACTATTAAACAAAATGCTACACTGTCAGGAAGAACAGTTGAAGAAATGCTGTTTACTGGTGCTAACAGTTTGTCAGCAGCAATGAACAACATAGAAAACAAAGAAACAGAAAAAGGTGCGCAAGCAGAAGGCGACCAATTTTACATTGTATTTCCTGAAACAAAAACAAGCGCAGAAGAATCTTCAGTACTAGGCGTGCCGTCAGCAGGATTAACTGACTTGCCTATTGAAGTACAAAAGCTATGGGAATCTATTAAAGGTACAGGCTCAGCAGGCGACGACGGGCAAAATAGTTTAGACAACTTCGAAAGCGATATCAAAGCATATCAGCTTGGTACTAGTAAAAGTTCTCACGATTTAGGTTCGCAAATATACAGCTTCTATAAAGGCAACATGAATGAAATTGGTAAGTCTGAGATCATTAAGCAGCCTGAAGATAGAGAATCATACGTAAACACAAGTGAAGATAACGCAGCAGCCGACGAAGACCGTATGCGTAATAATCCGAAAAACTCTGTACTGCCTGGCGATTCGCGAAGCGTACAAATATATGCCGGACAAAAACTAATCAATGTTATTGAAGAAGTTATTCTTGCTAGCAAGTACGGACGAGAATATGGTATGTGGAAGCCTGGTTCAGGTTCTCCGGGTAAATGTCCGTGGTTTAAACTACAGTGTTTTGTACTAGCAACCGACGGTCCTAAAGAAACACAAGCAGGGCGCACAGGTAAAATTTACATTTATCGTGTCATACCGTACGAAGCATCTATGAACAGATTTGCTGCTCCTGGTTCTAAAGGTATTGGCGGTTCTAACCCTCATAGAATTTACGATTACATCTACACAGGTAAGAATAACGATATTCTTGATCTTGACTTAGACTTTAACTATTCATTCTATGTGCCAATTGGTAACGATATCGGTCAGCTCGAAAGGTCAAGAGTTGAAGGTATGCCAGCTGGGCAAACTGATGCTGATCCAGAAATAGTTCCTGTATTAGCAGCTGGCGCCGACGGAGGCGACGAAGACGGCGTAACTCAGACAGGTAGACCAATTGTGAATCCGACTAAAACTACAGGTTCACAATTAGTACAGCATCCCGAAACACAAGGTAATAGAAACTGGCACGAGATTCTTATGAACTCTAAGGTCGACCTGCTTAACGTAAAAATGAAGATTCACGGCGATCCGTACTATCTTACAAGTAGCGGTTGCGGCAACTATATTGCTCAAGGTTCGGGCAACGTTACTAAAGACGATCAGATAGAATACATTCAAAGCGAAGCTGATATTCAGATCAACTTCGAAACGCCTTTTGATATGGGCACACCGTGGTACAAGATGGAACAGTATAAGTTCACAGGCATGTATCAGGTATTGACTATTGACAGCAGTTTTACTCGTGAAGGCTTTACACAGGTACTAAATTGTATCAGACATAGAAATCAAGGTGGCGGCACAGCTTCCGCACCGATTGAAGAAGGTGATATTAGTAACTCGATCAACGAAGCTGAACCAGGCACATTTAACAGAGGAATGGCATAATACATGGTAGATGTAGCAGCAAAACAGGAAGATTTTAGTACTGAATCTAAACACACCTCGCTAGCAAGCGGTGTTCGTGTAAACCCTGGTATTTACGTTGGACGAGTAGAAAACAATCTTGACCCAGGGCGTATGGGACAAATTGAAGTAAGCTTATTTGCTTCCGGTAAAGCTGGCGGTAGTATTCCTGGTGATAAAAACACAGTAGTCGTTGCTAAACGTACAACACCGTACGGAGGACAACTTTCAGCAGCTGGTCTTACTACAACAGACGAATACGATTACAACCAACAAAGCTATGGCTTTTGGGGCACACCGCCGGATGTAGGTACTTTTGTATTAGTGCTTGTTACTGAAGGCGGCGACGGCGAAGCATACTACATAGGCTTTATTCCTGATCCATTTATGAATGCTAACGTATTGAATAATATGGAAGCAGAATACAACAAAAGAACAAGACCTCCTGTAACTAATGATCCAAGTAGTAACGAAAGACAGCTCAACGAAAAAGGTCCGTTTAAAGGAAACAGTTCACCTAGCGCAGGCTTGTACGACAACAGAGTTAAGTTAGAAAAAGTTAACGGTCTTTGGGCTGATCCAGACCGCGGACCGCAAACAACAGGACCAAGAAGAGAAGTTCCTTCGAACGTATTAGGGTTGTCTAGCGCAGGCCCGCCAAAGTATTCTGGTCCTATGATGAATAGAACTGTCCATGAAGAAGGCAAGATGGTCGGTGAAAGACCATTCTCTCGTTTAGGCGGTACTAACATTGTAATGGACGACGGCAACCCTGGTCTTCAACGTACTACTCTTGCTAAAGACGGCAAGCGTGAATATGTACCAGCACCGGGCGGCGAAGATACTATTCCTCACAGTGAGCAATTTAGAATTGAAACTCGTACTGGTCATAAAATTATCATGCACAACAGTGAAGATTTTATTACTATTATTCATTCTAATGGTGATAGCTGGATGGAGTTTACAGCCAACGGCAAGATCGACGTTTACTCACGTGGCGGCATAAGCATGGCTACTGAGAAAGATGAAAAAGCAGGAATAAATTTTCATGCGCATCAACTTAACATTGATGTAGACGAACTAAACATTTCAGCTAAAACTGCTATTAATATTGAACAAAGACCAGACCCTGGCGCAGATCCTACTTTTGCGTTAAGAGTTAATGACGGTAAGTTTGATGTACAAGCTACTAAAGGTATTGATATCAGAAACAAAGATGAATTTGCGTCTGGCGAAACTACTTTTAAATTAAAGTATAATCAAGAAACTGACGAACTTGAATTTAATCCTACAAGAAAAACACAGCTTACAACCACTGATCAAGACATATCAATTAAAGGTAACTTTATAGTTGCTGGTAATGTACAAGGTAATGATGCGTCAGTTCCAATGGAAGTTGGAGAGATACCTTCGAGTGATCAAGAAATGCAGTACGACCAAATGCCAGATTTAATTCAAGAATTACCGGCAAGTTACGAAATGCTTGATCAAGAAAAAGCAAAGTATTCAGATGTTACTGAAACACTAAAAACACCATTAAGGCGTGTACCAAGAAAGCACCCTTGGAAACAAGCGGAAAACTTAGATCCTACAAAATACACACCAGAGAAAATTTTGTACGGAGCAGAGAAAACAGAAGACTCAGAACCGATATATGCTAAAAATACATGGCACCTAGATACAGGTAACGCAAACGTAAAAGTACATGAAGATAGAGGAGGCTACTAATGGCTAAACTAGAGAAGAAACTTTACAAGGAAGTAGTAGTACCATCACGTAATTCTTTCGATTACGGGTTGCCAGGCAGAACATATGTTGGCTTCTCTACTACTGATCCAACTCGTAAAGGCACAACAGTTTATGACTTTGAGTGTATCAAGCAGGATATCATTAATCACTTTCATATACGCCAAGGCGAAAAGCTAGGTGATCCTACGTTTGGTACTATCATTTGGGACGTATTGTTTGAGCCGCTAACTGACACACTTAAAGAAGCTATTACAAAAAACGTTACTGAAATCTGTAATTTTGATCCTCGTGTAGCAGTTGACAAGATAACTGTAGATCAATACGAACATGGCCTTCAAATCGAAGCTAGCATACTGTACAGACCATACAATTTGACAGAATATATGCAGCTTAGATTCGATCAAAGAGCTGGGTTCTTGCTACCTACAACGCAGAATATTCAAAGAAGCTCAGTACCGTTCGGAGCTAACCTGTCTTAAAAAACACTAGTTTTATCCTTGATAAATATTATATTACGAGGATAACCAAATGTCAACAACAGACAGACAGAATAGACTTTTAGTTGCTGAAGACTGGAAGCGCATTTATCAGAGCTTTAGAAACGCTGAATTCTTATCATACGATTTTGATAACTTACGTCGTACAATGATTACGTACCTTAGGACTAATTACCCTGAGGACTTTAACGACTATATTGAATCTAGTGAGTACATGGCTCTTGTTGATCTTATTGCTTACTTGGGACAAAGCTTTTCGTTTAGAACAGATTTAAACGCTAGAGAAAACTTTCTTGAAACAGCAGAAAGAAGAGAAAGTGTTTTACGTCTAGCTAGACTGCTGAGCTATCATGCTAAACGTAACCAGTCTGCGAACGGCTTACTAAAGCTACACAGTGTTGCTACATCTGAACGTATTTTTGACAGTACTGGCTTAAACCTAGCTGGAACACAAGTTGTTTGGAACGATCTTACAAACGCAAACAGTCATGAGCAAATTACAAAAATCCTCAACGCTGCTCTACCTGTTAATGCTGGCATTGGTAACCCGATTGCTAAAGACACAGTAAACGGTGTGTACACTGAGCAGTACCGTGTTAATTCTAATAACGAAGACTTGCCGTTGTTTCCGTTTACTCGAGCTGTAAATGGCGTAAACAAAAAGTTCGAAGTTGTTAGTACAAAAGTTTCTGAAGGTATGATCCAAGAAGAAGATCCGTTCCTAGGAAACAAGTTTTCCTTTATCTACCAAGACGATGGTAAAGGCAAAGCAAGTGACTCTAACGGTTACTTTGTACACTTTAGACAAGGTGAACTTGTAGACGGTACTTTCTACTTGTCAAATCCAACTACTAACCAAGTAGTTGCTATTGACGATATTAACATTAACGAAACTGACGTATGGCTTTACTCGCTTGATGATTCTGGCAGAGAGTCTGAGCTATGGTCAAAGGTTAGTGCTACAGAAGGTAACAACGTAATTTACAATAGCGTTGAAAAAGGCATTAAAAATATTTACAGTGTACAAACACGTATCGAAGACAGAATTAGTCTAGTATTTGGTGATGGTGTTTTTGGTAATGTTCCAAAAGGCAACTTCAAGGTATACTACAGAATAAGCGATTCTTCTAC